AAGGCTCAGATCCAGAGCGGTGCCGCCAACTGACGATGCCGGCAGATACCATACTGTGAGGCTGCTCCCCTCGATGAAGAACAGGCGGTTTCGGTACAGCCACACATCCGACAGTGCGGCGGTATCAACCCCTGACACGGCGATGCTGCTGCGTGCCGTCGCTGCGCCGTCAGCGCTCGCAAAACCGCCCGCCGATGTGATGGTCTCATTGTCGGTGAATGTGCCGGTGATCGCGCCAAGGAACAGCGTTCCCGACGATGGGCCGGATTGCGCAAAGCCGAGGATTTCCGCCGATGCCCCGGAGCTTGCTCCTGTGACTGTTTCCCCGATGGAGAACGGCGTCACCATGCCGTCGAAGCCAAGCCCGTTGATTGCCTCATCCGTCAGCGGCGACCAATTCGCGCCGTCATAGATCAGAGCTGGATCCGCGCCGTTCACAGCGATGAGGTATTCCCCGCCAGAGGTCCCGATCTGCTGTGATGCGAAGTCGCCCGACGTGAGGCCTGACACCACGGGGCTTTCCTGCTTGCCCCATTTGTACTGACCCCAGAGGCCAGAGCCCCAGAACAGGGCGTCATCATTGATCGACGTGGCCGAAGATGCCGAAGTCGAGACGTCGAATATGTTGCCGTCCGTGGCCGCGAACAGCTTGCTGAGCAAGCCGCTCTCGTAGCCCAGCAGGGTCTTCACCGCCGCCGCGACATAGGCATAGGTCAGCGATCCGCCGCGCACCTTGAGCCCGCGCTCGGTCGGCAGGAAGTTTTCCACCCACTCCGCGCCGCCTGCCGCTGCCTGTGCGCCGGGGGGGACCTCGACAAGGCCGCGGATCGGCGCCGGAAGGGACACCGGCATTGCGCGCTGGGGACGGGCCGCTGTTCTCACGGAACGATGCTCCACGGGTATGACATTTTGCCATGGACGGAGCCACGCGAGGATTGCGTGAGGATGCGCGCGCCCTTGTCTCGGTCGATCGCACGCGCAAGCGCCACCTCGGCGTCCATCATCTCTTCGCTGTAATCGAGCGATTTCTGTTTGCGCCATTGCGCCACAAGCATCAGCTCCAGCGTCCGGTCATCCAGACGGAACGTGTCGTCATCGGCGGTGAACGCCGCCTTGGCCGTGCCGCTGCTGTTCTTCACGGCCTCGCTGGAGACATACCAGAACCGAGCATTTTCTCCGCTTGCGAGGGCGGGCTTATGCACGAAGTTGCCGCCGAAGATGCTCCAGACGCCGCAGACCACATCGAAAGCGCGCACGTCGAGATTAAGCCACTCCTCGGGCGATACCTTGGTCAGCGGGGCCTGCCAGCGCGTGCTCCAGACGTTTGAGTCCTTCGGCATGCGCAGGAAGTCGTCGGGGACGGCGTATTCGGTCGTGGTGCCGTCCCCGGTGTGGGTCTCCACTGTCAGAAGATCCTGCCAATCATGGCTGTGGGCGATCTTGTCAGCCGCCTCGATAAGCGCGCGGCGCAGCTCAATCTCCGTCCGATCCGTGGACGAGAACAGCATGGACGGGGTATCAAGTCCGAGCTTGACCGCCGCGTCCTGTGCGATTTGCAGCGCCGTGCGTGCCATTTACGCCGCCTCCGACCGCTTGTCCGCCAGAGCGTTGATCTCCGCAATCAAGCGGGGGCGAGACCATCCATCCGCCTCAACGCCCGCGTCAACCAGCGCATTGCGCAGATCTTCGTCAGACATGCCGGCGAACTGATCCTCGGGGGCCGACTTCTGCGCCTCGACCTGCTTGCGCAGCTTGGTCAACTCGCGCTTGAGAGCCGCAACTTCGGACGTGCCCTTGGCCGCCGTCAGATAGGCCTGCGCACGCTCGACCATATCGCGGGCGCCCATGCCCATGCGCTTGATCAGGCTGTCCGGCATCTGCGCCAGCTGCTCGACCGTATGCACCTTCATGGCCTTGAGCTCGGCCCGTTCGGCTTGGCTCAGGGACGGCATCTCGGCCAGCGGGGTGCCGTTCAGAACCTGGGCGCCATCCTCGGCAAAGGCCTTGTACACCTCCGGGAAGCGCTCGGCATAGGTCACCTGACGACCGAGGTGGGGCACAAAGTGCAGCTCGGAGGCCGGCGCGTGAAGCTCGCGCTTGTTGTCAGCCGGGAACCGGATCTGCACGTATTCTTTCTGGTCGTAGATCGGCCGTCCGGCCTCTTTCGACTTGCGGGGGTTTTCGACCGCCTTGACGTAGAACGCCACGCCGAGGCCGAGATCCGGATTGTCTGCCATCTTTGGTGCCTTTCTGAGAGGATGCGAGGTGGGCAGGGCCATGACAGCCCCGCCCTTTGTCATCAGTTGGTGGCGCCGACCGTGGGATAGGTCAGCACGCCCTCGGCCGTCGCAGCCGCGCCGCCGTTGGCCGTGGTCAGGACCGCGCCCACAATGGTCTTGGTGCCGGTGCCTGCCGCGTCATCCAGCTGCCCCGCCGTGGTGGTCGAGGTGATGACGGCATTCGCGGCGCACGATGCAGCAACGCGGATGTTTGCGGTGCCAAACACCTGCACCCAGCCGTAATCGTTGTCGGCAAAGGCGGCGCCAGCGACACCGATCTGCTGCCCGTAGACAGCCGTGGTGTTCGTGGCGTGAGCCGCCTGCCATGCCTCATCAATGACGACGACATAGCCTGCGCCGGTAATGGCGCCGTCCGCCTGGACGTAGACCCATTCCGAACCGTTGGCGCCCTTCATGCGGGTGCCCAGCTCGAAAGAAGGGTAGACGTTGATGGCGCTGCCGAGGGTTTCCGGGGTGGTGAAGTCCGCCCCGATCGCGTTTTGCCCGATGGACATGATCAGCCCTCCTTAGGCGGTGTAGAGTTTCGACATGTGCAGCGGGTTCTTCAGCGTCAGTTCGCCGTAGAAGCCGATGTGCTGCACAACTGCGTCTTGGTTCACCGGGGTCTGCTTCCCGCCGAACTTCGAGAAGTTCCGGTCCTTGTGGTAGCGGAACGACAGGTGATCGGTGGCGATGAAGTAGGAGATATTGTCCGGCATAGCCGAGCCGATACCGCCCTCCAGCACGATATCCATCGAGCGACCGCCGCCGTAGAAGCGCAGGCTCGGGAAGCCGAGTTGCGCCGCCTTGCCGGTGCCGCCGTCGGTGATGCGCTGGATGTTTTCCGTCGCGCCCTCATAGGCGAGGTAGTGCTTCTGCGAGGCGAGGATCAGATCCGGGCCAGTCTTGGCGCGGGTCGTTTCGATCACGACCTGGTTGTACATCGGCTTGATCACAGCCGAGGTCACGTCCGTCGCAGCGGCAGCGCCGGCATCGACCCACGCGAACGAGGCGACCTCGTAGGCGTTGGTGCGCCAGATCTCGTTCGAGGCCCGGCTGATACCGCCATAGGTGCCGGTCGTGGGGTCTGTCGGGATGGCAAGCTGCAGGCCGCCAATCTGACGACCGCCGTCTGCCGTGCCGTTCGAGTGCAGATCCTCGACAAAGCGGTCCTGCAACTCGCGCTCGGCCGCTTCCATGTGCAGGTCCATGATGTTCATGAGCTGCGCAGTCGAGCCGCTGTTCTGGAGAATGTCCTCCATCGACAGCACGACCGAGACCGCCGCCATTTTCGGCGTGAACTCGGCATCGTTGATCAGCTCGGCGGGCTTGGGGTTGAGGAACTGATACCCGCTGTAGCGCGTGTAAGTCCCGGACTCGTTGTACAGAAGGCGCTCACGGATGGTCGGACCCTCGAAGGTCTTCCACATCCCTTTGCTCTTCATGATCGCCAGAAGGACGTTGCTGTTCGACACGAGGTCTTGATAGCCGGTCGAACGGTCCTCAATGGCGAGCGACAGCGCCTCTTGCAGGCGCTCATTGCTGTTCAGAGCCATTAGCTCATCTCCATTTTGGGGTTATGCGAGGCCAGCGGCACGCATGGCGCGCTGGATGGCCTCAGTTCGGTTTGCGCTTGGCTTCCTCGTGCCGGGGTTTGAGCCCGCAGATGGTGCGCCAGTGACAGAGCGCGCTTGCCGGGTCTGAGCCGGTTGCGCGAGGGGTGGCGGGGTAGGGTCCGCCAGAGCCGGGGCGGGGTTCAGTCGCTCGGCTTTCTCGTAGGCGTCCGATAGGTCCGACGCGTAGCCGGTGGTGATCAGACGCTCGATCTCGGGGGCCAGCTCATCAAAACGGGGACGGCTGGCTGCGAATTGCTGGACCTGCTGCATGACCGAGGCCTGCCGCTGTTGCTCAACGGACTGCGACACCTGGCCAAATTGCTGCTGCATGCCTTGGATCTGCTGCCGAAGCTGCAGGATTTCACTGTCGCGCGGGTCCGCGTTGCCCGGCTGACCGGTGGTGATCATGGCGGCCATCTGCTGCGGCGTCATGCCAAGATTTTGCGCCAGGCTGATCAGCCCACGGCGCGGATCCTGCCGCAGCGTTTGCTCCATCTGCACGTATCGACCGACAACCTCGTGCAGGTTGACCTTGTGGTCCTTGGCCATCTTGAAATACGGCTCAAGCGGCTTCAGAGCCTCATCCTTCTGCGCAATCCCGCGCTCAAGCTCGCGAACGGCCCGGTTGACCTCGGATTTCACCGCGTCCGGCGCGTCTTTCCACGCGGCCTTGGCATCTGCTGAGAAGCGCGAGGGAGCGTCAGGCGCGTTGGCGTTGGGCTTCGGGGCCTCCTTGGCATCCTTCGACGCCTCCGGGGCCTTCTGAGGCTGTTCCGGCTGCTTTTCGGCCTTCTCGGCGGGCTTCTCCGCCTTGGCCTCGGCCTTTTCCTCGGCTTTCGGGTCCGGCTTCGGCGTGGACTGCGACCCGCGCGCCGGCTTGTCGTCGTCGCTGTCCTCGGAGACGGCCTTCATGGCCTTCTCGATGCTGCTGCGGCGCTTCTCAGCCTCCGATTGCGGCTTTTCCTCAGGCTTTTCGGCCTTCGGGGCTTCGGCTTCGTGGGCTTGCTCGTCGGCAATAGGCTCCATTTCCGCCGGGGCGGGTGCCTGCATGTCGTCCATGGGGTATCCTTCTGAGGGATGTGCGTTACGGCGCGCCGAAGCCCGCCTTTGAGAGAGCGCGGCCGACGCTGGCCTGCCGCTTGCGCTTCGCGGCTTCCTTTTCCGCGATCGACGGCTCGGAGCGCTTGTGTTGCACGTCCGATCCGACCTCGATGACCCCGGCGCGGCGGTATTCTTTCCGCATCTCCGACTTGCTGTCGTACATCTTGCCGTTGGTCATGCTCATCAGGTGGGGCTGGCTATCCCCGATCATGTAGGGCGCCTGCGGTTCCATGGCGCGCTCAGCCTGGTTGAGCATCGGCATGCCGTCCTCATCCACGACCCGACCGTTGCGATACCGGAATTTAGCCATCCGTGCCGATCCTCACCGCCCGCTGTTGCTCTCGCTCCAGCTGGATTTCCTCGACGTTCAGAAGCGTCTCGATTTCGGCCTGCTTGGCCTTGAGCGCCTGTTCGTCCTGCTTGATGCCCAGCTCCTGCGCCTTGAGGGCCAGCTCGAACTGCTTGATGGCCGCCTTGGTCTTGGCGTCGTACTGGCGCGTCTGGCTGTCCATGGCCTCGCGCTGAGCCCGCGACGCGATTTCCTGCTGACGAAGCTGCAGCTCGGCCTGCTTGAGCTGGAGCTCAGCTTGACGCGCCTGCATCTCGCCCTGCATCCGCTGGCCTTCCATCTGCATGCGCATCTGTTCTGCCTGAGCCTCGGCCTGCATCTTCATGGCCTCAGGGTCAGGCTTTTGCCCCTGCGCCATCTGTGCAGCCTTGGCTTTCGCGGCCTCGGTGAAGTCATCGATGACCCCGCCCAGATCCCGGCCAGCACGGAAGGCGCCGGCAGTGAAGCGCATCAACTCCGCTGCGAAAGGTGCCGCCTCTGGTGCTTGAGCAATGAGCGGCCCGACCTCGCGCATAAACTTGCTGATTGCGCCAAGGAACTCGATGCGGCTGGCCTTCTCGGCTTCCTCGTTTGGCGCAATGGTGCTGTCCGTCTCGACCTCCAGCACGAAGGGGCGCATGCGCTGCTCTTTCAGAAGCGCGTCGACCTGCTCAACGGTGACTGTTGACGGCGGCACCGGCTGGCCCTGAGCCTGTTGCTGCACCTGTTGCATCGTCGGCAGCATCATGGCGCCCATCGCCATCAGGTCGGTGACTTCGTAGGTCTCCGCGAAAATCTCGGCCTTGATGCGCAGAATGTCTGCCGCGACACGGACCATTTCCCCTTGCCGCTCACGGACGCGGACGCTGCCGTACTGGGCCTTGAGCTGCTGCGCTGTGGCTGTCTCTTGCGCATCGGTGGCCGCGCGCATGATATCCGACAGGCCGGTGATCTCGTAGACGTCTTCGATGAGCTGACGCCGCAGAAGGACAAGCTCACGGATGACCGCCGCGACCTGTTCCACCGGCAGCCAGACGATGGACTGCGACAGGTTCGCCCCGCCGATGGCCGCGAAGTTCGACACGGGGATTAGGATGGCCTTGCTGTCCGTGTTCCGCATGGCGGCCTCGATGGCCTCGCCAACCTCGGACGTGCCGGACGCGTAGAAGCCCTTGAGGCGCAGGCTCTCCGAAAGGCCGCTGATCCGCTCTGTCAGCTCGTTGATTTCATCAACCTGGTCCCGGTAGTAGACGAAGTCAGGGATGGGTTTCAGCGTGCCGCGCTCGACCGTCGAGTAAACCGGCTTTGGGCACGGGAAGAAGCCCTTCACGTCGATCAAGGGCGGCTGGACGTCCAGCACCTCCGACACGCCCTCGGTGACCCAGATCACCTGCCCCTTGTCGTCGGCGTCATCGCCCTTGCACCAGATCTCCCAGACCTCGGCTTTCTTCTCGGTCGCGCGATAGTCGTCATCCCGCTCCCGGCCGATGTACTCGCATGCGGCATCGAGGAAGGCGTCACCGAAGCGGTCACGCCCCTGCTCTCGGGTCAGGTATGCCTTGCGGGCCACCCATCCGACCTCCGGCCACTTCCGCGCCGGGTCGTGCAGGAAGTCCGACCGATCGACGTGAATGCAACGGCCATCGTCCAGCACCCACGGAACGCCGCGACCGCACAGGGCAAGGTCATCGCGCACCATGATCAGCGTCTCGTGCAGGTCGTCGCTTTCCACGTCGAACTGCAACACCCGCTCGATCAACTCCGAGGCCTTGCGGGCCACGTTGCCAAGGTCCGAATGCCGCGGCATGACCACGGGCTGCGGAGCGCGCTGGTAGATCGCCGGGCGAAGCACCTCCATGTTGGCCCAGAAGATCTGGAACTCGCGGTCACCACGGCCCTCGCTCAGGTTCTTCAGGTTGCCGTAGATCCGTTCGATGGAGGCGCACTTGTCGTCATAGACCTGGAACGCCTTGCGGGCGTCTTCCAGCTTGTCCAGCCACGGCTGCGACAGGCTCGGCGCGTCGTCGTCGTCGTAATCGTCCATCAGAGGCGCGTCCGTTTCTGGTGCCGCTCGACCTCAGGCGGGCCTATGTAGACCTGCCCCGGTGCGGGCTTTGCGATTTGCTGGACGCGCTGCACCGCAAGGTCGCGGTAACCCTGCGCGGCGTAGCGCATGGCGTCGGCGCAGTGGCTCGTCCAGTCGTGTCGTGGGCGGGGCTTGAAGGCCTTGGTTTTCTCGTCGAACTCGGTGCGGTACTGACGCAGGGCCTCGATCCCGTCGCGGCACTTGTCGGCGTCGAACCACATGCGGGGGAACAGCTGGCGCACCCCGTTGATGCCGTCATCCACGGCGGCCGGTGGCAGCAGGTGAACCTTTCGACCCATGCCCACCAGCGTCTCCAGCCGGCTGCGTCCCGTGTCGAGGCTGCGCACCTTGGCGTCGTGAGGCACGTAGTCGGTGCCACCGGCATAGCCGCGCGCCTCCAGCTCCCCGACGTAGTGACCCAGTGCCTTGCCGTGGTCCTCGATGTAGTCGATGAGCCGCATCCCCTCGGGACCGGCTTGGAACACCCAGATTGCTGTGCTGTCCCCGATGCCGAGATCCCATGCCGTGTGGATGGGCAGGTCTCGGTCCAGATCAATGCTTGTGACCCGGCCCTCTCGCTCAGCGTCAGCAAGCTGCGATGCGTAGTAGGCGCCGACGATCGCCGCGTCGAAGCTGCACTCGTATTCCTGAGCGTACTGCTCCGCCGACATCATGCGTCGGGCGTCATCCAGCTCCCCGCTGTCAATGAGTCCGCTTTCGCTTGCGCGCAGAACAAGGCTGAACCAATCGGCGGCGTCCTCTGCCAGCCGGTGAACCTCGTAGAAGGCGTTGCGCCCCTTCGGCGTGCCGATGAATGTCGCCCATCCCTTGCGGTCCGACAGGGCCGGGCGGATGACCTCGGACCACGCGCGCGGGTCCATGTCCCCGTTCTCATCGAGGATGCAGCCATCCAGATAGATGCCGCGCATCCGGTCGTAGTTGTCGGCGCCGTAGAGGCGTATCCGCGCGCCATTGTGGGCGAACGTGATGTGAAGCTCGCCCTCATTCGATGCTACGCCGGGAATGCCGGACGTGTACTGCTTGAGGTAAGCCCAAGCCACGTCCTTTGCCTGCGTGTAGAATGGCGCGATGTAGGCGTATCGCGCGTTCGGTGCTGTTGACGAAGCGGCCTTCGCGATCAGGTCTTGGATGCAGGCCACCGTCTTCCCCGCCCGTCGATGCGCGACGATGCAGGACCAGCGGCTCTTGCGAAGGAGGTACGGCCGGAAGGGCTTCCTCGGCACGATCTCCAGATTGACGACGGTCATTCGCCGCCGATGGTAATCCGCAGTTCCAGGACGTCCTTGCTGTCCCCGTTCTGGTCAACGGCCTTGAGCTTCGGAATGACGCGATCCAGCAACGCATTCGCGCTGGCTATCTGCCCCGGCGTCATGATCTCCTCATCCGAAAGCGCGTTTTTTTGCAAACGGTTGATGAGCTGACTTGTCTGGATCTTCTGCTTCACCTCATCCGGGTGAAATAGGTGCTTTCGCTTGGCCATAGCCTATCCACGCCGGTCTGAGCGGTCGCGGTCCCTTGACGGTATTTGGAGAGCACCGAGGTCTGAGCGGGTGCAAAGGAAAACCCCGCGCGGACTACCGGCGGGGTTCGTTCGTCAGGCCTCGCCTGCGATTATGGGAAGTGTGCACCGGATCGTGTTGCCTGTCAACGACTGCGCGCAAGATGCAGGGTCGCGAGCGCCTTTATTGCCAGCGCGCCGGCGCGGGTGGGCGCTGTAGCCTCCTCGCTCCACACCTCGGCCCCGTACCCTTGCAGGTGGCCGCGCAGGGCGTGGCGCTGATCGGGCGGCAGATCCATGAGGGCGGTGAGCCACTCGAACCATACGCGACGGGCGGCCTCGTCTCGCTCGTCTCCCGTGCGCAGATCCACGCGCAGGCTTTGGTCGGTCTGCATGGGCTCTGGAAGCATGGGCAGGGCGGCGGCTTGCGGCGTGGGCGTGATGCTCAGGCATCGGGCGCAGTAATTGGCCCATGAGGCGCAGAGGCCCTGCCAGACGCCCAGCAGTGCGCGCCGATCTTCCGCCCCGGGGCGCATGGCCATGATGCACCGGCCCATGTCTTCGCCTGCCAGAACGTCGCGGGCGTCCTCCACGCTGCAACCGGTGCGCCGGGCCCGAGCGGTCAGGGCCACCACGTCTGCCGCCTCCTTCGGCTCAAGATCCGCGCGGCGGCCCTGTGTAGCGGGCTGTGGTACGCTTCCCCCGCCAGCGAGGGTGATTGCCCGCTTGAGCTTCCGGCGCGCTGCTTTGCTCTTGGCCTTGGTCATGGTGTCCCTCGCGCTTTGTCGCGTCTGTGGTTAGCGGCGGAGGCCAAACCAGGTGAACTGGTCAGCCACGGTGACGGCCTCGATCTGATCGTGGGCGACGTGCATCGGGAAACCCCTATGGTCACTCACCTTGATCTTGGTCAGATCACCGCCGCGCCTGTCGATTTCGATGTCACTGCATGTGAAGGTGATCGCAGCGCCAGACTTCATGTGGAGCGCGCCCCGCAGCCGGTAGAACCTGTCCAGCATCACGCGCCTCCCCTGATGAACTCGGCCAGCTGTCGGGCGGGCTGGGTGGTCATGCCTCACCCCCGTGTGTCTCCAGCCATGAAAGGCCGGCGGGGGTGATGGCGGCTGTCGTAGGCTTGCCGGCAAGCCCGCGCTCCAAGGTCAGCAGGCCCTCGTCTTCCATAGCTCGCATGCGGTGGGTTGTCGGGTTCACAGACTTGCCGTTGGCCTTGGCGATCCCGGTCGAGGTCACATTGCCAGCGGCCACTTGCTGCAGGATGAGGCGGCGAGAGTTGATCGAGCGGGACCGGTTCCCCGCGCTGACCACTCCGGGCCGCGCCCCACCTTGGGGGCGGGCCTTGTGGTCCCATGTCAGGGTGTAGAGGCCCTTGCTCTTGGCTACGGCGACCTCGGTTTGCGCCACGGCCTCAGCGGCCTCGATGCTGGGAATGTGGAAGCTCATGCGGCGTACCCCAGTTTTCCGCGCAGCTCGCGGGCGGTTTCATCCGACAGGGTGCAGCGGGCGAGGACGGTCGCAATCGCGTCTGCCGTGCTGATGATCGGATCTTCGAGAAGGATGATGCTGCGGGCCGATCCCTTGCGGCGGGCGATGCAGCCACGGACCTCAAGGGCGTCGATCAAGCGGGCAATGCTGCTCTTGGAGAGCAAGCCGAGGTCGGCCATCATCTCGTCATAGGTCGGGGGAAAGCCGCGCTCTGCGATGCTGTGGCGGATGCAGGCGAGTGCAGCCCGTTGCTGATCCGTGAGGGCGAGGCTGCTCATGCGGCGTCTCCTTTTGCTGCGGCATAGCCAGCGTCCCATGCCGCGCGCAGGTTGCGGTAATCAGCCCCGGCAGGCAGGAGCCAGGGGAAGGCGAGCGCGATCCATGCTTCGAAGGCGGTCATAGCAGCGGCTCCTGAACAGGCTGAGCAGCAGGCGGCGCGATCAGCAGATCCGGCTGGCGGGTGGCCTCATCGACGCGCTCGCAGGCGATCCGGAAATACTCAGGGTCAAGCTCGATCCCGGTCCCGTTGCGGCCGAGGCGCTGGCAGGCGACAAGGGTGGTGCCGCTTCCCATGAAGGGGTCAAGGATGGTCTCGGCATCAGGGACAAAGCCAAGGCACCACTCCATGAGGGCGACAGGCTTTTGGGTTGGGTGCGAGCGGGCCTTCTCTTTCGCATGAAGCCCACTTCCGTTGTATGTGAACTGCTTTACGGCATCGCCGCTCAGACTGGTCCACGCCAGCTCCCCGTCGCCAAAGCTGGGCATGGTCTGGCACTTGTCCCAGAATAGCCACTTGCCCTGTGCCGGCAAAATGTCAGCGAAAAACTGGCCACCCCAAACGATATGGCACGGCGCCGATGACAGGATCGCCTCAAAAACCTCCGCCGCCGGGCGTGCCGCATCCCATCCGCCCCGAAAGCGGCGCACTTCGACAGCCTCGCCACGCTTTCCACCAAATCCTGATCCACCGACGCCGACGCCCTTGTCGCGCTTGATCCCATAGGGCGGGTCAGTCACCACGGCGTCGAACCTGCCCAGCGTCGGCATGACCTCCCGGCAGTCTCCGAGGATCAGGCGCTGACCGCCGATGCGCTCTTCCTTGATGACGGTCATGCGGCGTCTCCCTCTGTCGAGCCGGTCACGCTGCGATAGCGCGCCATGATCTCGGCCACGGCCTCAGCGCTGGCGGGCTGGCGCTCAGGCTCCCGGCTGGCGGTCATCGCAGCCACATCGGCAGCCTTCTGGCGCCCACGCTCGGCCTTGAGGATGACCACAATGTCGCCCGGCGTCGGGCGGGTGCGGGGATGCTCCCGGTTCCACTTGCGCAGGCCCCAAACGGCTTGCTCTAGCGTCCAGTCCTGCAGCTCGTCGCACCACCACGAAAGCTGCATGGCGCGGATCTCATCCGTCTCGGAGGGCTGGAAATACGCGCTCAGGACGGCGCGAACCTCAGTGCCAAGACGGGTTCGGTGATCGTGGAGTTGCTGCGGCGACAGCGATGATGCGTGCTTCGGCGTCGGCGCGGGGAGCGCGGCGAGCGAACTTGCGGGCGTTGCCGAGCCATGTGCGCCACGCTGCGTCCCAATCTCGGAACCGGGTGTCGTGCGATTGGTGGTAATTGCGGAACCGATGGGCTTCATGGCGGATTTCCTCGTCGGTGAATTGGTGCTTGGTGGCGTCAGCGATGTTTCGGTCGGATGGCGTCCAGTCCTCGGGAAGCTGTCGAAGCGGCTTTCGTCTCGGAGGATCTTCGCCCGCGCTCTCTTCCTGACGGTTCTTGATGGTTCCTGACGGTTCGGGGGACCGGGGAGTCCGGGTTTCCTGCACTGAGGGTCCGGGTTTCGTGCGTTCAGTGTCCGGGGGACATTCGGTCCGGGGGACTTTAGGTCCGGGTTTCACGCGGTACTCGCTGCATCCCCGACGGCCGTTCCCGACCTTCACGGATAGCCATCCAGCGTCCTCAAGACGGCGGATCACGCGGCGGGCGCTGCGCTCCTCGATCCGGGCCTTGGTGGCGATGGAGGCCATGGACGGCCAGCAGAAGCCGTCGTCATCTGCGAAGTCGGCAAGCGCCAGCAGCACCAGCAGCTCGCTCTGGTTGCTCGGCCCATTGGCCCAGACCTCTGTCATCATGCGGATGCTCATTAGAAGGGCACCTCGTCATTGAGGTCATCGGAGCCGCCGTATCCCGAGCCATAGCCCCCAGAGCCGCCCTGAGAGCCGTATGAGCCGCCGTCGTCGTCTCGGCGGTCGCTGCCACGGTCAGAGCCTCCTTGCCGCTCTCCGCCGCCCATGAAGGTCAGTTCCTGCACGTTGATGCCGAGGTAGACCTTGCCGTCATGGGCGCGCGCCGTAGGCCGGCCCTGCACGGTGAGCTTGCTGCCCTTGGTGATGTAGGTTTCGAGGCTCTCGGCCCGCTTGCCCCAGAGGGCGCAGTCGAACCAGGTCGAGTCCCGCTTGTTGCCGTCGCGGTCCTTGCCGTTGTCTACGGCGATCGAGAAGTTCAGGACGGGCTCGCCCGATCCGGTACGGCGAAGCACGGCGTCTTTTCCGACATTGCCGGCGATGATCAGGGTTTGCATGTCAGTTCATCCCCAGCGCGGCTTTGTAGAGGTCGAGGACGGCTTCTTCCTCGGCGATCTCGTCGGGCTTCTTCTTGCGAAGGGCGACGATCTTGCGCAGGGCGGCGGTGTCGTAGCCGCGGCCACGGGCCTCTCCCATGACTTCCTTCTGCTGGTCGGTGATGTCCTTCTTCTCGGCTTCGAGGTGCTCATAGCGCTCGATGAAGCTGCGGATCTCGTCAGCGGTCACGTCATAGGCGGTTGCGGTGTTGCTCATGGGGTCAGTCCTCCTGATCGGTCATTGCTTCGACCCACACCTGAGTGCAGGCGGTGTTTCCCCAGACCTTCGTGACGTGCAGGTCAGCGACTTGGCTGTCGTCTGCCCATGCGATGCGGTTGAGGCCGTCCTTGATGGCCTTGGAAACGTTGTCGCTGTCGGGCTTCTGGGTGTGGGGGCGGTGAAGATGGGCGGCGCGCTTCTTCTTCGGCCAGCTGGCGGCGGGCTCGAAGATGGCGATGATCCGCAGGCGCACGGGGCCGGCGATGGGGCGGGCGAACAGCGGGGCGGCGATGGCGCCAACCTGCTGCTCGAAGGAAACGGTTTCCTTGGGGGTGTAGACGCGGGCGAAGCCACCCTTGGCCGTGGCGCGCGGGCGCTGCTTGGCGAAGGGCTTCCCGGGGATGGTGAACTGGATCTGCGTCACAGGCTCAGGCTCCCTTGCGCAGGCATGCCAGCGTCGCCAGTTCCAGATCGCGCTGGGTCCGGTGGCTGTGATCGCCGCGGGCCTTGCGCTCCAATAGAGCGGCCCTGCGCGCACCAAGCTGACCAGTCGCTTTCAAGCGCTCCGTGGTGCTCTGGGCAGGCCCAGCTTTGGCCTTGCCATAGGTGGCGCAGATCGGCGGGAGCGCGGCGCCCGTGGCATCCGGGTCTGCCGCAGTATTTGCATGGTCCCACATCAGGCCCCTCGCTGGGAAAAGGCCGGGCCCGAAGGCCCAGCGAGTTGCCGCCCGCGCGGGTTGTGTGCGGACGGGGGAGCAGTACGGCGGTTGCCGGGCTTTCCCCGGCGCGTTGCATGGCGTCCTCCTTGGTTGTCGTCGCGGGCTTCATGGCCCCGCGATGTGGCCGAGCAATACAGGTTGAGCGCGGCGGGAAATGCCGGACTGTGGCGCAGGGTCAGCAATGCCCAACCATCAAACCCGCCCGCGCTTTCGGTGGGGCGTTGCATGATGTTGTTGAATGCCGCGCTCGGGGCAGCGTCGAAACGGCGCTGGCCGGAATGCGGGAAAAAGGGGCCGGAGCGCGAAGCCCCGGCCAGTTCCAACAGGAAGGAATCGGGGCACTCGACGGCGCAGCCGCCCCGGTGGCTGTACAGGCCCGCCATGGTGCGGGACGCCGCCGAATAGGTGCCGGGCTTTCCGCCCTCTGCCCGGCAAGAGGTACCAACGCGCGTTTGGCGCGGAGCGGATGCCGATCCCAACCCGGCAATGAGGGTCAGACGACCTGCCAGTCGTCCGAAAGCATGTCGGTCTGCGAGGCCAACCAGCCGATCACCATCGATCCGTCCGCTGCGCGCATGTCGATGTGCGGCAGAAGGTCGATGTTGTGACCGACTTGCGGCTCCAACTCGTTGGCACGATGCTTCGCTGCGTGACCATCGCGCGCCGACGAAGCAGGGAAAGTGCTGCCGGGCGTCAAAGCAATCCACATGCCCTTTCCGTTCCAGCCGGCGCGCGCGACCTTCTTGCCGCTTTTCAGCGCGCGCAATGCGTCTCCAAAGTCCATCATGGTCTTTCCTTTCGGTTACAATTAGGACGCCAGCCCGGCGCGCTGCCGAGGCCGGGCTGGCTAGGCCGCGCACATGGGAGGAGTTGCGCGCGGTTTGGGGGAAGGAGCGGCTCACGATGCCCGCCCAAGATCAACCGTGGGGAGCTTCCGAAGAGGCTTCGTGCTGGCGATCAAGATCTGGTTGGCTGTCTCGGCCAGAACCTCGCATGAGGACGCATCGACCACGCGAAACCCAAGTTCAGCGAGGCGCCACAACTCAGTTGGGCTCATCCACAAGAACAGGCCCTTGGTGCCTCGCGCGGCACACCCGATATGCAGACCGGCGCGATGCGCTTCTGAGACAAGACCTTTGAAGCCCTGCACCTCTTGATAGACAGGAGCTGGCAGCCCAGTACGCCAAGTATCAGTCCAAGTGTGCGAGAAGTCCGGACGCCAAGGCCCCCTGCCGTGACGATCTTGAACCCGGAGGATGGGATCCAGCGCGGTCATCAGCGGACGCCCCCACGCATCGGAATGGCGGCAGCGTCAGGCACCACGTCGAACGCAGGCATGAAGCTCTGGAAGGCCTCAACAGCCTCGCGCCACTCGACAGCAGCCTTGGCCATGTCGGAGGCATTGCCAGAGGCGATGGCGGTCAGAGCGGCGGCTGTGGCCTCTCCGCTTTCCTTCATGGCGCTGGCGAGGCCCTGCATCAGGTCGGGGGCCGGGCCTTCATCGGTCGCCACGCGGCCCTGAAAGATGGCGGTCACCGAGTAGCGCCCGAGGGCATCCTCAAGGGCGATGATGTCGAAAGCCGTCCACGCGCGCTTGTCGTTCATCTTCATGGACAGATCGGAGCGGTGAAAGCTGAGGCGGCTGTCGTCGTCGCCGTGCCAGTCGCAGATGTGCTGCGCCGCCGCTTCTTGGCCGATGCGCTTCACGAGGGCGCGCATCGCAGCGTGGATCTGGTTCTTGGTCACGTTCTGCATGGCAAACTTCGTTTGTTTGGTGTTCGCGATGGAAGCCCCCACCTTTGAAGGAGGGGGTGTTGTGTGATGGGATCAGGAAGCGGCGCGGGACGGGGCGGGCCCGAAGAGATCGGGACGGAGAGACGACCGGCTCACTTGGCCGCCGGTGACGTTGTCGATCTTGGTTGCCATCTCGGCAGAAACCCGGTCGGCCTTCAGCATGTAGCTGACCTGTTGCTGCGAGCATCCCATGGCCTCGGCCAGCTTGACCTGTGAGCCGTGGATGCGGATGGCCTGTTCAATGAGGGTGCGGTGATGCTCGGTCATACTAGTTTTCTAGTGCATTCGCGACGCGAGTGTCAACTAGCAATCTTGTCGTGCGGCCGACAAGGGGTCTGGTATTCTGGCGCTATGACCGTGGCCCAGAAAATCACCGAGTTCCGCAAAGCCAAAGGCCTCTCCCAGAAGGAGTTGGCCGAAGAATCCGGTGTGAGCCAGCAGCTCATCTCTCAGATCGAGCGCGGCATTAATCGGACTACGAAGCACATCCCGGCGCTAGCGCGAGCTTTAGGGCGGACCCTTCAAGAGATCGATCCGACCCTCACTGATGTCATCGAGGGCAAGAGGCTTGCCCCGCCGCCATCGGAGCCTGTGCCACTGATCTCCTGGGTCAGCGCCGGGCAGCTCACTGATCAGCCGGGCATCAGCGACTTCGCCGACTTCCCAACCGTGTATGCGTCAGACCTGCCGCCGGGCCGCTGGATCGCGCTGCGCGTGGACGGCACGTCCATGAACAAGCTGAGCCCGCCTGAGAGCATCGTGATCGTCAACCTTGATGACACGCGGCTGGTGCCGAACCGCTGCTATGTGGTGGCCGACGAAACCGGCGCCGCGACCTACAAGGCCTATGACCCGAAGGCCGAGCCGCAGTTTCAGCCCCGGTCATATGTGCCAACCGATCCGCCGGTATTCGTGGGCGCGGTGCGCGTGATCGGACGGGTCTACCGGACGATGCTGGACATGTGACCGTCCGTGCAGGGCGGTGGTGAAGGGTGATAAAAGCAATGCAAAGATATGCAGTTCTGGCGGCTAGACTTGAGAGGGCTGAGCAAAAGATCGCGATCATGTCCAAGATCCTCGGCATTTTGATAAAGCGCGACACCATCGTTGCAGATGTATCTGTCAAGCTCGGCCAGAAGGACTATACCGCAGCTATGGAGCGTTTGAGGGAGCTTGAAGGGAGCGCACTTGAGGTCGCGTCAGTTGTCGCGGAGTGGTCAGATGACAAAGCCTGAGTTGCACGCTATAGTGAACGAGTACCCTAGAATGATCGATGATGTCCGCAAGATGGGTGGCGGCGGGGGTGGTGGTGACATGCCTGAGGTGATCGCTAAACTGCAGCTCGACCAAGCGGTGTTAGCTGAGCGCGTCAGCAACATGCACGACGATTTCGGTCGTCGCTTCGACGCCACGGATAAGAAGCTCGATGAGATCTCCAAGGGTATAGCGAGTATGGCGCCATCGCTTGCTCGCATCGAGACAGAGATCAAGCACAAGATCGACTACAAATGGCTGGCGCTATCAGTCTTTGCGATCATCATGGTGATGTTGAGGTATGAGATCGTGGAGCTCTTCAACCAGCCCCCTCAGTAGCGCTTATCGCCTCGTTGACACCCTCGCCACATAAACCGGGATGACCCCGAACAGCAAATAGACACGCGTCGCCTTCCGGTAGCGACACCCGAAGCCCTCGATGGTTTCGAACGTCTCCCGAACCTTCAGCATCGTCGCCTCCCCGCCCCGCCTCGCGCGGGGCTTTTTCATGCGCGCCACCACGGCGCTGACCGGGGCAGGTTAGCACAGCTCTCACGCATCGACTAGTTTGCTTGTTTTTCGGATTGACAGGCTCACTAGTTTACTTGTAGCGTCATCCTACACCGCCCGACCGAAGACGCCGCAAGGCAGATCGCCGGGAGAACATGGGAGACAACGCAATGAACCTCGAACTTGAGATCAATGAATTCCTGAGCGACCCGGCGCGCAAGGCGCAGCTCATGGCTGCCGCCATGGAGGCGATGTCGGAGCGCGTGACCCAGCAATTCAAGTGGTCGCTGCCGGACACCATCGCCAAGGAGTGCGATGACTTCATCGTAGAGCATGTGGCCCCGGAAGTGCGTGCCCACCTCCTTGCGAACAAGGGTGCCATCATCACCGCCGCCAAAGAGGCTGCTGACCAGATCGGCGCGAAGATCACCGAGGCGCTGGTTGCGAAGGTGACCGAGAACATGGACCGCAGCTACAAGATGAACGGCATCGTGGAGGGGTTGTTCAAATGACCCGCCCCGACTTCACCGCCCACCCGTACCTCGGCATCATCGCTGCGCATGTGCTGGAGGACTTCCGCTTCGCCATGGCCAAGCCTGTGACGCTGGCCCCCGCAAACACCGACGACAGCACCCCGCCCACGCCTGCCGCGCCTGCTATGCCCGCACCGGGGGCCGCAGCATGAACGCGCCCATCCGCCATTTCTTGGACGCCGGTTCGCTTTACGGCTTGATCCGCGCTGTCTCTAACGAGGCCACGATCCGCCCGCATGGCGCTGAGTACCGCAGCCACGCCGCCGAGGTTCGCCGCGCTGCCCTTTCGCTGGCGTTGGACATTGCCATTCTTGCCGCTGAGGAAGCCGGTGACACGCCGATTGCCAACTTGCTTTCGGACCTCCAGCGGGGCCAGCGCTTCGCCTTGGACCTTGCCAAGAGCAACGACGACGCCATCCGCGACCGCCTCGATGACACCGCGTCAGAGCTGGCTGAGGACGTGGCTCGCATGTTCGAGGCATGGGGCGTTGACTGCCCAGACGCCGCGCCCCTGCCGCATGAGAGCATCGCCCGCGGGTTCAAGCGCATCAACCAGCGCGACGTGCCGAACCTCGCCCACGCCCTGCGCGGGATTGAGCGCAACCCCACCACCGAGGCCGCCGGCAACGCCATCATGGCCGCGATCTACGCCGGAAAGGAAGCCGCATGACCGGAGCCGCCGCCGTTCTCACCGCAAAGGGCCGCGCCATGCTCGCCGCAGGTGACCACATGCCCGAGGCATACGACGCCGAGGATCCGTACCTCGCCACCGTCACCGCAGAGCGCGAGCCGGTGTTCCGCACCACGCGCACCGCGCCGCCTGCCGACCCGCTGGTCGTGGCTGGGCACCTCATCGCCGCCGCCGCCAAGGGCGACCCGCTCAAGGCCAAGGCATACGGGGCCCTGTCGACCTCCATCGCGATCAAGGCGTGCGCCCAATGACCCGAGCGCTTCCCCTCATCATCGCCGCCATCCTCGCAGGCCTACTGCTTGGCATGGCCGTAACCAACGCCATCACCCGCGCGGCATTCGACGCGGTGAACACCCAGGAGATCGGATAATGAACGCCGTGACCAAGCACGATCCGGAACGGGTCGCGTTGACCGGCCTTGAGCTTCTCCGCCAACCGTTCCCAGCTAACCAAATTTCCAAGCTGCCAAAGCCGACGCGAAAGCAAACTGAGGCGGTGCAGAAGGACTTCACGGCTGGCATTAGCTGCAAGCTCTGTGGCGCGTGGCATCATCCCGACGTGGTTCACTTGGATTATGTCGGCCACGCAGCCCTGACTGACCGACTGCTTGACTGCGACCCTGCTTGGAACTGGGAGCCTCTTGCCTTCACTCCCATGGGGACGCCAGCGCTCGATGACAACGGCGGCATGTGGATCAAGCTTACGATCTGTGGCGTTTCTCGCTTTGGCTACGGCCATCCAGACGGGAAACGCGGCGGAGATGCGATCAAGGAAGTGATCGGTGACGCGCTGCGCAATGCTGCCATGCGCTTCGGCGCCGCGCTGGACCTTTGGCACAAGGGCGATCTTCACGGCCACGATGCGGGGCAGGATGAAGCCCCGGGCAAGGATTCCGCAACAGCCGAAGAGCCGGCATTCGACCCGAAGGCCGCGCACGACCGGATCCAGAAGCGCATCGCCAACGCGCCCAGTTTCGAGGCGCTTTCGATCATCTGGGGGGAAGAGGCTGAGACCGTGAAGAAGATCGGCGCTGCTGTGCGTGACCTCGGGGTCGCCATCTACAACGCCCGTGACGCCCGCAAAGCCGACCTCGCCCAGCCCGTCCTCGCAGACGACGAAATCCCCTACTGAGGAGCCCCACCATGACCGACACGAACCCCCGCGCCGTGATGGGCGACAACCTGCCCCCCGATCCCATCGACACGATCAACGCCGCCCATGAGGCCATCCGCGAAGAGGCTGAGAACTGGCTCGACGGCACGCCGGTTGAAAACGAAGCCCAGATGAAGGCCGTGGACGAACTGCGCAAGGGCGCGCGGGCGTGGCGCATGGAACTGGAAGCAGGCGAGAAGTCTGCTGCAGCACCGCTTCACGACGCTTGGAAGGCCGAGAAGGCACGCTGGGCGCCGACCATCGAAGACGCGAAGCGCATCGAGAAGGCCCTTGTCGCCTGCGTCGACACCTTCAAGCGCAAGCTCGCCGCTGAGAAAGCCGCCGCTGAGCGCAAGGCCCGTGCCGAGGCCGAGGCCAAGGTGCGCGCCGCGCAGGAAGCCGCCCGCGCTGCCGACGCTGCGAACATCGAGGCACAGCGCGAAGCCGACCGCCTCCAGCGCGAGGCGGAGGCTGCCCAGCGTGAAGCCGCCCGCGCCAGCAAGGACACCGTGAAAGGCCTGCGCACCCGCGACATGCACGAGATCGAGGACCACCGCGCCGCGCTGAACTGGATCGCCAAGAACGACCGGGACGCCGTGACCGCCTTCATCGATGAATACGTGCGCCGGAACTTCCGCGACAAGCCCATCGCAGGCGTGCGCGTGTGGAAGGAGAAGGTCGCCGCATGAGCCGCATCGACGCCAAGGCCCGCGCCCTGATCAAGCGGGCCGTCTACCAAGCCAAGTACGAGCACGAGGCCCTTGCGGTGGACTTCACCGCCGCAGGGCTGGTTGCAGACGGCGAGGGGGATGCAGAGGCCAAGCGCGCCGCGCAGAAGGCGTGGGATGACGTGTTCAAGGTCTGGGGGGCTGCGTGATGGGATACGACCGCGCCCCCGATATTCTGGTGCAGAAGTGCCCTGACGGCTGGAAGCCCTACGGCGTCCACAGCCCGGCCATGATCGACGATCTGCTGATCGGTCAGGTGGCCAAGCTGATCCCGCGCAAGGGCCGCAGCCTGCCGCGCAACGCCGCTTACTGGGCGGGCCTGCAAGCCGCCGTCGCTGCGACTGACGCATGGCCCACGGCAAGCCACCTGCACGCCGACCTCAAGCGCCTCACCGGCTACGTGGACGTCTACCACAACCCGCTGACCGGTCGCGACGAGATCCGCCCGCAGTCCACCGCGTTCGACAAGATGAGCGAGGCCGAGTTCGCCGCGTTCTTCCGGCTGGCACAGCTGAAATTCACCGAGCGCATGGGCTTCGATGCCTGGGCGCGGGAGGGCCATGAATGACCCGCCGCCGCTCCGAGTTCCCCGCCAAGATCCGCGTTGCTGCGTTCGAGCGTGCCAAGGGATGCTGCGAGCAATGCGGCGTCTCCATCCGCCCCGGCAACGGCCCCGAATACGATCACCGCATCCCGGATGCCCTCGGCGGCGAGCCCACGCTCGAGAACTGCGACGTTCTCTGCCGCTCCTGTCACGGCGCGAAGACCGCCAAGGAAGACGTGCCCCGCATCGCCAAGGCCAAGCGCGTCCAGCGCGGCCACATCAACGCCCGGCCCAAGCCTGTCCACCGTCTGCCCGGCTCCAAGGGCTCCGGCTGGCGCAAGCCCATCAATGCCCCGGCCTACCGGGTGAAGGAGTGACCCCATGAACCAGCCCCTCCGCGTCCTGATCGGCTGCGAAACGTCAGGCGTCATGCGCCGCGCCTTCGCCCGCCTCGGCCATGACGTGTGGTCCTGTGACCTTCTGCCGGCAGAGGATGGGAGCAACCGCCATATCCGCGGCGACGTGCGCGACATTCTGGCCGATGGCTGGGATCTGCTCATGGTGTGTCACCCGCCCTGCACGCGCCTTTGCAACAGCGGCGTGCGCTGGCTGACCACCCCTCCGCCGGGCCGCACGCGCGATGAAATGTGGGCCGAGCTGGACGAGGGCGCCGCGCTGTTCTCGGCCTGCTGGAAAGCGCCGATCGAGCGGGTGGCACTGGAGAACCCGGTGATGCATGGCCACGCCCGGGCCCGCCTGCCGGCTGATCTGCCCAAGCCGCAGATTGTGCAGCCGTGGTGGTTCGGAGAGCCGTTCTTCAAGGCGACCGGGCTTTACCTGCGCGGCCTGCCTCGCCTGACCGCGACCGACAAGCTGACCCCGCCGAAGCCCGGCACCGAGGCCCACAAGGCGTGGTCCGCGATCCACCGCGCGCCGCCGGGCCCTGATCGCTGGAAGTTCCGCAGCCGCACCTTCGAGGGCGTTGCCGCAGCCTGCGCCCAGCAATGGGCCGGTAACGCCGCCCACCTCACCCCCGCCGAACAGGAGGCCCGCCATGCCCGGTGACAGATCGTCCATCCGCTATTTGGCGGCGATGTTCGCGGCCCAGCAGGCAATTCCGCACCTCGCCCTGCACCTTCTGCCGAGCCAGCCAATCATCGACACGGCGAAACCCTCCCATGCCAAGCGCGCCAAGGTGAAGGCCGCTCGCAAGCAGAACCGGAGCCGAAAATGACCCGCTGCCACCACACCGAACTGCTGGCCCGGCTCTGCGACGAGCCCGACGCCATCGGCACCACCCCCGGAGAGACCTGCAACCGGGTCCATGAGCCCGACGAGGACGCCCCTCGCGGATACCGGCCCCGGCCCTGTGCTGGGGAGATGATAGACAGCGACGGCGTGTCCGTCTGTGACACCTGCGGAGAGAACAATGACCACTGAAATCAAGATCGACATGGCCAACATGCCCCCGCTGCCGCCCGAGGCATTTGACCCGATCAAGGACGCGATGATCGAGGCCCTGACCAAAGGTGGTGCCGAATGGCGTGAACGTGCTCTGGTTGCCGAAGCCCAAGCCGCCGACGCCGCCGCCCGCATCGAGGCCCTTGAGCGCGAGCTTGCCGAGGCGAACGCGGATGCAGAGCGGTTGGCTGGCCTCTTGGACAAAGCGATCAACGGCATCTGGATAGACGGCCATTTTGATCAGGCTAAGACCGCCCTCGCCGCCCACCGCGCCCGCACGGAGGGGAAGGCCAATGGCTGACGGTGATCTGGATGACCCGACCGACTACGGCTCGATCGTGCGCGACAACCTGATGAAGCGGCCCGGTTACATGCCCTATTGCGGTAACGAGCACTTCGTCCGGCTACGCTTCGACGGGCAGCAGTTCATCTGCTTCTGTGGCTATCGCACCGAGTTCCCCGCCGACTTCATCGCTGGCTACAAAGCCCGCTGGCACGGAGACCAATCATGACCGTTGACCTGACCCCAGAGGCACTGGATGCCCTGAACAAGAGCCTGAGAAAGATCGGCGGGCATGGGTTCCCCAATTGGGCAGACGATGCAGCCGACGCCATCACCGCCCTGCGCGCCGAGAACGAGGCGCTGCAACGCTATGTCGATACGTACCGCAAGCACGCCCAGAATACCATCGAAGCAGAAGCCCGAGCCACCGCCGCCGAGGCCGCGCTTGCCGCCGCTATGGAAGGGGCGGTGAGGGTGCGCGGCTTGGAATGGGCCGGCAAATATCGACCGATGGCAACGCCTGAGCCGTACCAGATATGGCCCGACAATGGGGCGTCCGGCGCACCAGATGACCCGTTTGAATCATACCGAAACTACATGCTTTACAGCCCGCATATGATGGTGATCGGTGAGTTTGATACCATTGAAGAGGCCAAAGAAGCGGCGCAGGTCGACTATGGATACCGCATCCTCGCCGCCCTCGAACCCAACCCCGCCGCACAGGACCGGGAAGCGCTGATCGCGGCGACGTTGGAGATGGCGGAAAGCGTAGCCATTAACGCAGGTCCGTCATACTATATGATCCAAACTGGAACCGGATTTCAGAAGACGCACACAAATGGCGGGGCCTTCGCGTTTCGTACTGACATCAGTGACGCCATTCGCGCCCTCGCCACCCAGCCCCAGACAGACGCCCTCGCAGCCCGTGACGCAAAGATGCGGGCCGAGGGGATGAGAATGGCGGCTGAGATTGCGGGAGGCATTGGGCGCCCTGTCGGGGCCGGAGACGGCGACACGTATGTCCCCGGAACAAGTGGTGAAGCACAACGCGCCATCCTCGCCGCAGCACAGAAGGAGGCCTGGGAATGATCAACCTCGTCTTCATGAACGCAGACGCCACACCGAAGAATACGGCCATCCGGTGCGATGCAGCCTCGGTCCCGAACATCATGGCGTGGTATGCCGCTTTCTGCGGCGGGGATCGTTACACGGTCGCAGCGAACGGGCGCGATGTGGCGATGGACATGAACGGATGCCCGACGCTGGCCGCCCTGCGCAAGATAGAGGGGGAAGAGGGATGACAGCACGCGCGACCTTCGAGGGGGCCGAGCCAGCGCGCCCCTTCACCCCAGAAGAGCTTGCGATCCGATGGCAATGCAGTGCAGAGACCGTCCGCGCCATGGTGCGCGATGGCCGGTTGCCTGCCTTCCGTGCCGGGCGCATGATGCGGATTCCAGTGCAAACCGTGGAGGACTTCGAATGCGGGACTATCGCCTCGGGCGCCTCAACGGGCGCTGGGTCGTCATGTGGGATGAAGACGGAAAGCGCCGACGCTTTCGTCTTTCGGCTGACACGCGGAAAGAAGCCGAGCGAGAAGCGCGCGACAAAATCCTGACCATCCAGGCGCCCGCCGCCGGCATGACGGTTGCCCAGATCTGGCACGCGTACAAGGCTGAGATGGGAGAGCGCCGGCAAGCGTCGAAGCTGGATCAGGTCGGGCGCAATGTCCTGCCAGAGCTTGGCCACCTGTCTGCCGAAGCGGTTTCGCCGGATGACTGCCGGGCCTATGTCGCCGGACGGCGCGAGGAAGGGCGCAAGGATGCGACGATCCGAACCGAGATGGGATGCCTGCGCGCCGCGGTTCTATGGGCCGAGCGGGCGAAGCTGATCAAGAAGGCCCCGGCCATCGAGATGCCGCCAGCCGGCCAGCCGCGCGAGCGCTACCTGTCGCGTGATGAGTTCGCCGCGCTTCTGGCGGGGGCGCAAGATCCGCACATCCGCCTCGCACTGCTGCTGATGCTTACGACCGCCGGGCGGATCGGCGCCTTGCTGGAATTGGAATGGCGGCAGGTCGATCTGGATCGCCGCATCATCCGTCTGGCCAAGGGCGAGATCGGGCCGAAGAAGGGCAGGGCGACGGTTCCGATCAATGACACGCTGATGGCTGCTCTGACCGCCGCGCGCGAGGCTGCGGTCTCGGATTATGTGATTGAGTGGGGCGGTCGGCCGGTCGGGTCCATCAAGACCGGCTTCAATGCCGCCGTGACGCGCGCCGGGATCGAGCATTGCACGCCACACGACATTCGCCGCACCGCTGGCCGCTTCATGGTCGAGAACGGCGTCCCCATCGAAGAGGTCGCTCAGTTCCTCGGCCATACGAATCCGGCGGTGACTCGCTCGACCTATGCGAAATTCAGCCCGGAGTTTCTGCGTCAGGCCGCAGGTTCACTGGAGCTTGCCGGACCCGTTTTGGTTCAACGGACCAGAAAGCGACCGGCAAAGAAGCCTTAGGAGGTTGATTCGCAGGGGTAAAACAAGTACATTCGGGGAACGTTCTGGCTGCAACCGGAACGCCCCCTAACCATCATCCTGTAGTGAGGAATCATGGCTGAATACCCCTATACCGTCACCGCCCGGTTTTGGTCAAAGGTGAACGTGCCCGCGAACAAAATGGTTCATCGCATGTGCTGGCCGTGGACTGGATCGACCGCCAAAGGATATGGCCAACTTTGGGTCGGCAAGACCAATGTGCGCGCCCACCGCCTTGCTTATGAAATCGCAAACGGCCCTGTGCCGGTTGATCTCATGGTGCGCCATAAATGCGACAATCCGCTTTGCTGCAATCCGGCCCACCTTGAGGTTGGAACTCACGAAGAGAACATGCGGGACAAAGCGGTTCGGGGGCGCGCATATCGCGGCGGGCCGAAGAAAATGGTTCAATGAACCAGAGAGAAAACCCCAAACCCGCTCCGATTCCCCTGTTTATATTGGTGGTCCCGGAGGGACTCGAACCCCCAACCGTCCCCTTAGGAGGGGGTAGTGCCCCACGCAGAATAAGGGGGAATGCGCCGAAAAAGCACTCCCTGCGCAGACCTGATGCCGGTCTAAACAGAGAACACCCGTCAAAACAGGTTCAACGAACCAAAGAGCAAACCCCAAACTGACATTCACCCGCGCCCGTGTGGCGCCTTCCAAGGAGATGACGACATGAAGACCGAGAGCGAATTGAAGGCTATCGAAGATGGTATGGCGCGGAGCCTTTTGCGGGCCCTGCTCAATGGCACCGACATGCCTGCGGCCGATCTTCTCGACGCAATCCGCAAGGGCGTTGAGGAGGGAATCTATCGGGCCGCAATGCACGGCGCATTTGACGGGGTGAAGACTGAATGACCGCCATCGACCTCAGCGCCACCCGCAAGGCAAAGCACCTCGCCAAGGCCCGCCGCGATCAGCACCTGATCGGGCTGGATGACTTCACCGACGCGGAGTTGATCGGCGGGGCCTTCTGCGATGGGATCGACCACGGCGTTGAGCCTCTGGCGCTGCACGCGGCCTACTTCGCGTCATCTGGTGCGGCGGACTTCGAAGCGCGCGTCTGGGCCGAGATATACGCCCTTCCAGAGCATGAGCGCCGCGTGTCCTATGAGTGGCAAGAGATCGGCAACGACGACGCACCGCCTACCCCCTAGACGCCCGCCACCCTCGCCCCTACATCCCGGCGCATGACACGCGGCGGGATCATCATCAGGACGGAATGCGAGTGCGGACACCATGCCGTGCTGACGGCTGAGATGCTGGGGGAAGACCCGGCAACGTTCATGGACTTCGACCGCCTGCGGTGCGCGCGGTGCAAGCGCAGAGGCCGGCCTGCCAGCGTCATCCGGTCGTGGTCGAGCACGGCGGAGGATGGAGCGTATCGGGGGACGCGTCGATCTGATTAGCTGGTCCTGGCCCGCAACTGTCACCGATATGGCTCATCTTCTTCAAGGATTCGGACACACAAGGCCTTGTGAACCGAACAAGACTAGTCGTATCCCTACTTGGACGCGCCGATTAGTATGCGCCCCAATAGCACACGAGGGCATAATTGAGGGGTGAGGCAATTTCGGGCTTACCTTTTGTTTCGCAGGACTAGTTTGCAATGACAGAGTTGACTGAATCCATTCTATTTCAGGTGATTGCGATCCTGGGGACCATAACAGGGTTTGGCATTGCTCTTGATCGAATCTTCATAACTTCGCACATTAGGGAGCGAATAGAAGAATACCTCACTCTCCCTCGGTCAAAAGGAACTTGGTTCGACGGCTACAAGGAGATTCTTGGGCTATCGGAGGCCATTGTTTTTGACAGGTACTTTTCCGGCAATATTGTTGGGTGGAGATTCCTGAAATCATCCCTCTTTGTTTCAGCGGCATCGTTCTTGGCCGCAATTTCAATCCAGTATATATTCTTTCCCGAGTTCGTTCCGCAGTTCGTGCTTTCCCCGAGTCAAGTTTCCGTGATCGCTGCCTTCTTCCTGTTTAATGCCTTCATGGACGTGGTGACGATTGCCCAAACAAGAGCGTTCATTCGAGCGTCGGTGTCGTCAGATCGGCCTTTCAACAGCATAATTTTTTTTGGATCAGATATTATCGTTACGCTGAATATATTCATCCTCACCTACGCCGCCTTCCTGCTGGTGCTCGTGCAGTTTTTTACACTGCCAACAGTGAGATCGAGCGTGCGAATAACGGCGGACGCGTGGATTGAAGCAGGGGGCGAGATTTACAATAACGCTGACTTTTCTGAACGCCTTCGTGAGACACAGGTGTTCTATAGTCTCTCTGTGCCGGAGCGTGAAGCCCAAAGCAGCTTCGGAGTACTGTCCACTGACGCCGTTACGCCTTTGGAGGCGTTGTATCTCTTGCAGTACCTATATGGAGGATCGCTGCAGATTGGGAGCATCGAGCCGTCTCTAGCTGATGACGTAGAAAGTATTGTTGGCTCAGGGCTGCAGCTAGCCTTGCTGCGCGGAGCAGATCGGACGACTGCCTTGAGTGATCCAGAGGCGTTTCCGGACTATGACCAAAGCGGCACCGAGCTACTTCCGCGACGAGTCGTTGATCTGGAACTGAACTTGACTGGGGTGAAGCCAAATTTCAGCAATCTTGACTCGATCTACACTCCGGCCTTCAACACAGTTGATGCGCTTGAAGACAATTTTCCCTACTCCATGTTCAATTCGACCGGCTGGGTTTCGATGGAAGGCTTTATTGAAGCGTATTCGCGATCGCAGCTCACCGGGCCACTCCTATCCATTGTGCTCTGCGAAAAGAGCGGCGGATACACGTTCAGCACCCAAGCTGATAATAGAATTGATGAGGCAACGGCAGAAACCTTCGCCGCCGACTGCGATCAGATTTATATCGTCCGCAATAGCGATTGGGTCTCAAACCTGCAGACCTTGGCGAGTTTCGGTCGTGGCGCGAGTGTTTTCCTCCCTTTCTCGGCGATGTTTGTCACGAGCTTGTTGCCCACATTCTTGCTTTACCTCGTACTTATAGGGGTCACAGCCTCCACTTCAATTCACAGAATTATAATAGGCCGTGCCGCAAGGCTGGGTGATTTTATCGTTCAGCAGCCAATTGGTTTCTTCTGTTTTCTTCTGGGTTTGGTTATAATTTCCTACAGACTCATTTTTTAGTGACAGTGTGAATGCGTTAATTGACAACAGGATGGGGCGTGAATCCTTTTTGAGGATCGGGCCCTAACCTTCGTCGGCATTTTCCCTCGATGATCGCTGAACTGCCGACGCCGCAGTTCCCTTCACCCCAAGACATGCTGTCGGCGCCCGGTCATCGAGCGGTCACCCACTGAGCCATTAAGGCAAGACGCTGGCCGCAGTCTTCAAGAGCGGCTCGATCGGCTCCCCAGAAGGTCTCGACCTCTGCCTGAGGCATCGCCCTATCCGGAAGGTCCAAAGGAGCAGTGCATGGAGAGGTTAGCGTCTCCGGCGGATCATCTGGCACGAAGCCGACGCACGCTCTCAGCAGAAAGACACTCGCGAGAACCGTCTGGGTCATTCCGGGCAACATCATCGAGCTCCTGTCTAAAGCGGTTTCGTTCGGCGGCAACGGCGGCCTGCGCCTCGGCAAGGCCTGCGACCCGCGCCTGAGCCTGCCGCATGGCTGCCTGAGCGACGGCCACGCGGTCAGCCTCGACCGATCCGCGCCAGTGCCAAACCCAGATGCCGACAGCGCCATGAGAGACGCACAGAGCCACCGCGAGCGCGGGAACCCACGGCAGCAGGGCGCGGAGCCCCATCAGGGCGATCACGGAAGCGCCTCAAGGCAGAGCCGTTGCTCCAGCGCGCGCCGGTTCGACAGACCCTGCACCACGACACCCCCCGCACGGTTCCAGCGCGGCAGTTGGTTGCATGCCCCCTGCCAGTCGCCATCGTTCGCCAGCCGGGCAAGCGTCGATCGGCAGGCCGCGCCAGTCCCGACGTTGTAGGACCAGCTGGTCAGCGCGACCTGCACGCCTTGCGGCTGGTCAGGCAGGCCGGGAATGCAGCCGATCAGGGCCGTGCGGTAATCGGCCAGCGCTGCGCCCAGCATCGCCGCGCATTGCTCGGGCGTGTAACTGTCGCCCTGCCGCACGCCGCGTGTCTCGCCATAGCATACCGTCCACACGGGCGGGCTGGCGATGCGGTCGAGATAGGCGTCGGTAACCAGACCCTCACGCGGTCCAACAAAGGCGACGGCGGCAGCGATGACGGCGGCAGCACCGCCAGCAGCGGCAGCAGGGCGTCGGGCGCCACCCGTGAACAGGCCGCGCAGCGCTTCGATCAATCCGGGCATGTCGCCCTCCTATGGGTAAAGATGGGTCTCGGTCAGCCAGGGCCTCCATGGGCACTGGTGGAAGACGACAGCATGACTGGTGGCCATCTGCGCCGGGGGGATGCTCAGCCGCCACGGGCCGAACTCGCTGATCCCTGCGGGCCGCGCGATGCTGCCGCGAAGATGCTCCACGATGACAGGAACGCTGGTTCCATTGCCATCGAGCGACCACGCGACCGCACGGAACTCGCAATCGGCACGGGTGCGTGTCAGGTGCCCCCAGATCAGGGTCGAGGCAGGGCCGTCAGCCTCCACGCGTGTGACAGTGAAGTTGGACGCAGCCGGCGCGAATAGGCCCTCGGCCTTTCCGATCAGCGGGAACATGAAGCGCGGCACGATCAGCGCCACCAGAACCACGCCGAGCCAGAAGAAATCCACTCGCGACCATCGCGACCGGGTGAGGAATGACTTCATCGCCACGCCTCCCGGATTGCCATGATGCCGCCCGCGATGACGCCGGCTGCGCTGATCAGGTAAACCGCCGCGCGGAGGGTCCAACTCGCACGCTCATGCAGCATGACCACGGCATTGATGCGAGACAGCAACGGGCGGGTTTCCTTATCGGCACCGACTGGCACCTCTAGAAGGGCCTCGCATAGCCCCTCAAGCCTTTCGATCAGCGGCTGCCCCCCTGCGGGTGCCTCGAGCAGAACTCGGTGAAGATCCCGGATCATCCGGTCGCGGTCTGTGTCCTGCATTGCTTCAGGCCGGCCAGTGGCTATCGTCTGCGTAGTCAGCCGGGATCGGGGATGCGTCCTTGAGGGTACGGGCAGCGAAGACGATGGCGCTCACCCGCGCAGCTGCAGCTTGGCCGAACGCGAACACCGTCTGAGCGTCCATCTGCATGACGCTGTTGTCGTCCGCGATCCATGCGAACGGCTCATCGCCACCGTGCCACAGGTAATCCCCCGCCTGCGCACCGGCCGCCAACGAGAAGCCCGCCAGCGTCCCGGCGCCAGAGATCCGCGTCTTGCTTTCCTGCGAGAAGTCGAACGGCTTTCCCGCGAAGGTGAAGGGCTCGACCATGCGGCGGTCGCGCTCTGCGTTGATCTGGGCGCGCAGGTTCTCGGTGGCCTGCGCCTGTTCTTCCGAGGTCATGCTGCGCACAGTCCACCCCTGAACCCATGCGCCGCTCTCCTGTGTGAAGCTGCCCGGCACCAGCACCTGCGTGGCTGGGTTGTAATCCGGCTCATCCGCGCGCGTGTACGGATGCACGTCGAACTCTGCCAGCGATGCCGCCGAGATCTGGCGCGGGAAAGAGGTCTGCGCCTCATCGCGCCGCAGCGCGGTCAGGCTGTAGGGCGTCGGAACGCCGTCGATCAGTCGAAGGTACATTATGCCTGCTCCACTTGCTTTTTGATGACGGTCAGCATGATCTGGGCCTTACGCTGCTCAAGAACCGAAGACGCCAGCAGCCCTTGCAGGCTCTCCTTGAATCCCTGCAGTTCCGGGTCGTCGCCAATCTCGGCAATCGCCAGACGGAAGTTGTCGATGTTCACCTGATATTCGGTGACTTCCTTTTCCCGTGCCTCAAGGGCGCCGGTCAGGATATCTTGACGATATGCGTGCTGCATTATCCTTCTCCTATAATAACGTCGATTCCGCTGTTTGAAGGAAGAGTTGCTGGATCGCTATACTTTGTTCCGAAGCCTGTCGAAGCATCCCACGGGTAAGCGATGACGCGTGGGGATGACGTAGTTGCCATTAAGATCGCATCGCCAGTTGGACTGAAATTTACTGCGCCAGTCCAACCAGATGGAAGGGTAGAGGGGTTGCTGTACCGTGCCCCAAAGCCAGTGGAGTCATCCCACTGATACGCGCTAATATACGGGGAGGAGCTGTGAGAAATAGCGACGGCATCGCCATCAGGACTGAACGCCACATCCAGCCCATCACCAGCCATTCCAGCCGACGGATTGCTGTACTTTGTCCCGAAGCCTGTCGAAGCATCCCACGGGTAAGCAGTGACACGCGGGGATGACGAATGCGCGACGGCAATGACGGAACCGTTTGGGGAGAACGAAACACCCCAGCCGACTCCAGCCGGAAGGGATGCTGGATTGGTGTATTTGGCGCCGAACCCTGTCCCGTCATCCCACTGGTACGCGTAAATATAAGGGGAATTGTTTATCGCCACAGCGACAGCATCCCCATCCGGGCTAAATGCTACATCGCGACCCGTCGAAGGGACGCCAGACGCGGGATTTGAGTACCGGCTTCCGAATCCGGTCACGTCAGACCATTCGTATGCTGCAATGTATGGGGAGGAGGTACCAACAGCTGCGATAGCAGTGCCGGATGGATTGAAGTTCACACGATATGTTATGCTGAATGTCGATGCTAGAGCTGAGAATTTTGTCCCAAATCCTGTCAGCGGGTCGAACTGGAACGCGCCGATATTTCCGCTTTCGGTCACAGCAACGGACGACATAGAGGGGCTAAACGCAGCCCCATTCACTTGATAACTCAACGCGGAAGATGGGTTTGAGAACTTCGCGCCAAATCCATCTGCGGCAGTCCATGGGTAAGCCGAAACATATGGCGCACCATCATGCCCGACAATCACCGTCTGATCCTTCACGCCAACCTGTGCGCTCATCAATTTCTGCGCGATGCTCATGCCATTGCATCCCCGGAGAGGAACCCGAGCCAAGTGGTGCCGCCGTCGACGGTGACGAACACATAGGCGTCGGTTTCGCCGCTTGCCGGTGCGTCCGGTGCCGTGCCGCCTGCCCAGTCCACGGACGCGGGCCAAGTCAGCGTGTGGGTGCCACCAGCGGTCACAATCAGGGTGAACGCGCTGCCGGTGCCGGTTGCGGCGGGGTTGTCGAAGGTGAACGTCGTGTTCCCGCTCGTGGTCAGGGTGAATACGGTTGCCGCCTCCAGATCCACGGACGGCGTGGTGCCGGACAGGGCCGAGACGGTTTCCTGCGCCTCAAGCGTTTTCAACGGGCCGGTGAGGGTGCCGCCAGCAAGCGCGAGATAGTCCGCCGCCGCCTCATCAGCCATCGTGCCGAGCCCAAGCTCTGTCTTGGCCGCAGCAGCATCAGCGAGGGCAATGAGGGTCCGGCCGAAGCTCGTGATCGTGGCGAGATCCGCAGACGACGCACCGTTGAAGAACGGCATCCGGTCCGCAGCCGGGGTTACCCCGGCGAGGGCATTGAGGGACGCGGTCAGCAGGTTGGTGCGGGCGCCAGCCTCAGTGGTCGCGCCCGTGCCGCCAGCGGAAATGGGCCGGGCGGTGTTCGCATCCGCCTGAAGGTCTTCGAGCGGGTCATTGTGCTGCGCTGCCGTGGCAAGCGTGCCGTCGCTGGCCTCGTAGCCTGCGGGAAGGTTGTATACGCCGGAGAGATTTCGGGGCATGGTCTGTCCTCATGAAGAAGCCGCCCGGCGAGGGGCGGCGGTGGTGCGTTTTGGAGGCTGTGATGAGGCTACTTTTGGCCGTGGGCGCTTGTGCCGCCCTATCCGGGTGCATATCTGACACTCGATCTTACAATGAACTCGGATACACGGAGCGGCAGGAAGTCCTTGCCGGATTGGTCGAGTCCTGCGTTGAGCAGGGCGTTGCGGTTGGCTCTCCGCAGATGGAGCAATGCACCTTGGCCGAGGCCCAGCGATGGGAAGCCGACAGGGTGCGATCGATCCAGACGCGGGGTCGTGTCGCTGCCGCCATGGGGAGCGCTTCTCAGAGCTTCCACGCGGCTGCGGCATCATCCCGAGCGCAGGCCACGTCGCGGACGGTGAACTGCAGATCGGTCAACGCCGTGGACGGGTCAGTCCGAACGAGCTGTTATTGATGGGGAAGGAAGCGGATGGCAGACACCTTTGTTGTTGTTGATGCGCGCCAACTGCCGTTCATCATCGCAAGTGGCATCATTCTGGCCTATTTCGCGATACTCCTTTGCCGCCTCGGGATGAACATCTTCCGAAACAACACAGGGTGGCGCGGCCTCGTTGGGGCTGTGATGTTCTTCTTCGGCTTGGTGTTCTCTGTCGTTTTGATACTTGCTGCTGCGGATGTTTAGCGAGCCGACAGCGCGCTTGCGACTTGAGAGACGGCAGGGATCGAGCCGTATCCCGCCAAGCCAAGAGCAAGCGCCAGGTTCGATCCCGCGTTGAAGTTCGTCGGCCGAGCGGCGAGAGCGCGAGCCACAGCGTCGATAGCGCTCGATGCCGTTCCTCCCTGCTGCGTCAAGAGGTCGGCAATCTGGCTCCGGACCTGCTCTTGCATCGAGGAAATGGCCTCTGGGCCCGACCCCATAAGCTCGCCCGCGACGTTTTGGGCAGCGCCAAGGATACGGCCACGGCGAAGATCACCCGGCACGGTGGCGTCATCGATGTACTGCCCAACGGCAGCACGCCCTGCCGTCCGTGAGTTCGTGGCTACGTTTGCGCGAAGGCCGAGGGCCGCGCCAGCGCGCTCAAGTTGGCCTCTGATTGCCGGCCATTCGTCACCAAACAGCGCCTCCATGCGGCGTTGAGCGTTGGGGCTCGACAGACGGCGGTAGGCATCAAGCGCTTGCCTCGCGTCGATGTTCTGATCCGACGCCACAGCCCGCACGTTGCCGGCGAGTTCTTCAATCTGGCCGATGATGCCCGACCGCATCGCCGCGCGCTCAGCAGTGGTCGACCCGGCGATCTGCTCAATCACCTCATCCGTCGTCAGGCGCGGAGACAAGAGCTCAGTGCCGAACCGAACGGCATTACGCTGCCCGATGGCGTCCGCCGCAGTGTCGAGGGCGGTCTGATACTCAGGCACCAGAGACGCCACATTGTCGCGGATCTCGCGAGACAGCCCCTCATAGGCCGCGCCCATCCTGGTCTGACCGCCGAGAGCCCCAGCCCCATCACCGCTCTCTGCCAGTTGGCCGAGCGCCTGACGGATGTAGTCCCATTGGCGCACGTCAGGCGGGCGCGTGAAGGTGACGGCGCCGTCATCTGCGATGCTCGCCATGATCTGGGCCGACTCCTCGCCGCGCAGGCGCATGAGGCGGTTGGCATACGTGATCGCCTCGGGCGGTAGACGCGGGGAGACACGATCGAGAAGGCGGGCGCCGGCTTCCGACGAATAGTCGATCGGTATCGAATAGGCCGCGTCGTATGCTGTGCGGCGAGCGCCAGCGCTGCCCGTTCTGATGCTGTCCATGAGGCTAGCCGGGCTTTGCTGCGGCCCCTGACGGCCACCACGCAGGGCGTCAACAAGGTCATCATAGGCCGCACCTGCGCGCGTCGAGATCCGGTCACGCGCGGCCTGCACTCCAGGCACTGGCGTTTGCAGGGTATAGTCGAGGGCACCAGAGAGTTGCGGGCTGGCATCGGCAAGCATTGCATCCGGGCCGGCGCGGCTGAGAGCCGCCCGCATCGCGGCGGGATCATCTGACCCGATAAGAGCCGTGACGACACGCGCCGTTTCCGGCGTTACCCCAAGCTGCGCGGCAACATCGCGACCGATACCCCGCGCTCGGATTGCGTTCGATCCCATCCGCCAAAGCGATCTTCCCGCCTCAGCCGCAACGGGCGCGGCCCCGCCGATCACACCGCCAAGCGCGCCACCTAGCGCGGCCGACTGCGCGCGATCACCGAAACCGCCTTCACCCTCCATGAACCCGTATCCAGCCCCGGAGGCTGCGCCAAAGCCAAGGCCTGCGGCAAAGCGTCCGCCAAGGCCTCTTGCCGCTGTTCCAACGGCGCCAACACCAAGCAACGCAGGCACCGCGGCCCCCACAAGGTCAGCCGACAGCCGGCCAAGGCCAGACATGTTTTCCTCGTTCTGGCGAAGGCGCTGCAGCTCTGCGTCATAATCGGTGCCGCGAAGCGTGCTGTACATCGCCGCGCTTGCCTCATCACCGGCAAGGCCGAGGGTGGCGCTTTCGCCCGCCCGGTTAATCCATGTCCCGAGGCTTTCGCCATAGCTCTGCACGCCGTCATTGGGATCACCGACAAGGTTGTCGTAGATCATCTGGCCGAACCCGCGCTCTTGCGGCTCCTGCGGCTGTTCCTGCTGGGGAGCGGAGGCACGGCGGGCGCGGGCTGCTGCTGCGGCAAGCTCCAGCTCAAGGTTCAGATCGGTCATCAGTTGCCACCCTGCATGATGGTCGCGCGAGCTTCGGGCGACAGGTTGTCCCAAAGCTCCTCGACCGTGAGGCCGAACCGCTCTGCCGCCGAGGTCAGCGATGGGTTGGTCCGCGCTCGATCCGGGATTGAGCCGGCGTTCTGCTGCGGTGCGACAGCCTGTTGCTCGGGTTGCGCCGGGGCTTGTTGCCGCGCGCCGAAGTCTTGGACGCCGGCCAGCGGGTTCTGCCGAGCGCGCAGTTCGTCGAAGGCCTGAGCCCGCGTCAGCTCTCCAGCGCGAAGCTGCTGGATCACCGCCGCGCCGTCCGCGTCATACTGCGCAACAGCTCTGAGCGTGCTCAAGATCATCTCGTTGCCACCCGGCGTGTTGATGACCCGCGGCAGAGATTGGATGAACAGCGCAAGGTCCGCGTCCGACATGGGACCGCTACCCGGCGGGCGTTGCTCGGGAACCATCGAGTTGACCAGTGCCTGCAAGGCTTGGATTTCGCTAAGGCCATCGGTCTCGATGCCCCATTCACCCGCAAGCTGTGTCAGTCGAGCAATGCCACCAGACGGCGCGGAGGCCAAGAGAGCATCAAGCTGATCAAGGCGTCCCATATTCCGCTGCGCTGCGATGCCGGCGTTGGAAAGGTCCGCCAGCGTTTGCGCATCCTGCCGCGCAAAGGCGTCATCGAACGCCTCCGACCCGCCGACATTCGTCGTGACGTTGACGCCGCCCGCGCCAAAGGCCTGTTGCAGCGCCTGCTCTTGAGGAACGCCCATCTCAAGGAGGTACTCATAGTTGCGCTGCCCGGTCGTTTGGTCAGGCCGCGGCGCGGGTCCGCCGTTGAGCATGAACGATTGGTACTCAGGTGTGCCCGGTTGCAGCCCGGCTTGCTCAGCCTGAAACTGCAACGTCTGCACCGTGGACGGAGCCTGCTGGGCCGGAGCCGGGCCGCCGTTCAGCATGAAGGACTGATATTCCGGCGTGCCAGGTTGCAGTCCAGCCGCCTCTGCGCGTGCCTGCAACGTGACCATGGCCGGGGGAAGGTCCGGCGCCGCTTCCGGCGAGATTGCCATCGGCACTCCATCGGGGCCCATGCGGTAGAACCGACCGCCCATCTCTTGCACGCCAGCCCACGGATCTTGCGGGCCCGGGAATGCAGCATTCATCTCGCGCTGGAGAAGCGCCGACAGGACCATGCGCTGACCATCGGAGGCCATGGGGTTGCTCACAAGCGGCATGAGCGCGGCAATGCGGGCCATGGGATCGCCGCCCACTCGCTGCGCAGGAGCGCCACCCATGGGCGCAGACGGGCCGCGAGTGGCGACAGCCGGGCCGTCATAGGAGGGCATAGCGCCGCCCATATAGGCCGCTGCACGGCGTGCCCGATGTTCCTCAGCAGGACGCAGGAAGCGGCTTACAATCGCAGCCGCAGCCGTGCCGGTGTCGGGTGCCGCAAAGATCTCCTGCGCCGCCCGGCTTTCCGGCCCCTTCAGCTCGCCCATCATGAAATCAAGCTGCGTGTCAATGTCCGACGGATCGGTGCCACGCTCACGTGCAAAGGCCTCGTAAGCAATGCGCCGAGATCCGGTCGGTTGATACAGGCCAAAGCCCCGCGTACCGTGGACGTTCGGAACCGCCTCGATTGCGCCGGGGTCCATGCCGCTTTCGTCTTGGAAGTTCAGCACGAAGGCGTCAGCGATATGCTCCGGCATGCCGCGACGGATCAGCCCATCGCGCACCTGCCTGGCAACACCGCCACCTGTGGGTGCCGTTGCCGCCCGCGTGGCAATCTCAGGCCCGGCCGCCGCCATCGCCTCGGGAACAGCCGCAGCGACCTCTGGTGATACTGCACCAGCCGCCGCCGCCTCCGGGTTCGCAAGCGCGATGCCGAGTTCCGCCAGCACCTCCTCGACAGGCCGTCCGGTCATGCTGGAAATGCGGCCGGCAATCTCCGCCGAGCCAGCGCCGAGAAGGTCGCTTGCGCCGCCGTCATCATCGCCCCAAGTCCGGAAGCCGTTGCGGCTCACGTCCCAGTGCGCATGCGACCCGCCCATGTACTCAGGGCCGAAGCCGATCCCGTGAACGCCCATTGCCCGCCCGATCAGCGCGGCGTTGGTCATCTCCGGATCACCCTGCATGACAGTCGAGCCATCAGGCCGGATGACGCGGAAGTCGGTTGCATGGCCAGGCGCGTGGTTCGTGGGCGAGTGGCTGCTGACGCCGGTCGTAACCTCGATGCGTCCGCCCGGCAGCGCATAGCCCCATGCCTGACCCAGCATGCCCAGAAGGCCGTCGTCTACGCCGTCGATTGCGCCAGTGATGGGGAGGGGGCTGTAACCGCCCTGCATGTCACCAAGCGGAGCCGTGGCAGGCGATGTCCCGCCGCGTGCGGACGGCTGCGTCGGTGCGCCATACGATGCCGGAGCCGAGTAGCCGCCGCTGCCCATCCCATAGCTGCCGAGGATGCCGTTCATCTGCGTGTCGAACTGATCGCGCAGGATGGCCTCGGACTTGGCGTTGCGTGCGTCCATCATCCGGCCAGCGAGGGCACGGCCCACAGCGGTCAGGCCTTCGCCAAAGCTCTGAGGCGCGCGGCCGGCATTTGCCGCCTGCATTGCTGCAGCAATCTCACGACGCCGCGTCAGCTCCTCGTAAGAAACGCCGGTATTCCCACCGAAAATGAAGCCGGTCATATGTCAGACCTCCGGAAGCTGGGCATAATCGACCGCGAAGAAGCCGCTGGGCATCGTCAGGACGGCCTCGGGCTTCCAGCGCAGAACCTCTTGAGCCATGTAGCCAATGCGGCGAACGCCCGGCTTGTCCCAGAGATAGCGGAAGGCGTAGACCCCAAGCGGGCCGCGCTCGCCCAAGCGCTCAATGTCAGACTTCAATCGCTGGTCAGAGATAAGCGCCGCGCCAAGTCCGAGAATGCCGCCCATGCCGCTCTGCCATGCGCCCATGCGGGCGTTATAGGCCTGCATCTGGTTCTGGTAATTCTGCATCTCAAGCCCCGCCCTATCGACAGTCGGAACCGCGTTCGAATTGAAGCCGGGGAACTGCGGCATGTTGACCTGCGTCCCGCTGGTGAGCGCCGAAATCTCGTTCAGCGGCTGGTTCCGTAGCGCGAACAGCTCACCCATCTGGGCGTTGCGCAGGTCCTGCTTGAAGCCTTCGAGCGACATATCCGCGTTCTGCTGGTTGAGCTGGGCGTCGTTGTAGAACTGTGCGCTGGTCGCATTCTGCCCGAACTGCTGGTTCTGCGCCGCGTTCCGGAACTCACCTTGCCCCATATCGACGCCGAACTGGCCGAGCTTCGCGTTGTTGATCGCAGTTTGCGCGTCGTTTGCAAACTGCGTCCGCGTGGCGTTCTGCCCGAACTGCTGCTGTTGCGCGGAGTTCTCGAAGGCCGCCCGCTGAGCATCCAGACCGGCAAGGCGAGATTGCTCCTGACCGCCCGCCAGCACGACCTGCATGCGCGCGTCGTTGGACTGCTCATCCAGCCGCCCCATGGCCCGATCAAACGCCGTGGACCCTTCGCGAATGCCCTGGTTGATGAGGCTTGTACGCAGCGACTCCCGGTCTCGGTCCAGCTGCGGGTTGAGCCGCGCATAGAGCGCATCCTCGACGCGCTGACGATCCGCGCTCCAGTCCGTGCCGTAGGTGCTGGTGATGGCGCCCGCATCCGCAATGTCGCCGGAATAGTTCTGCCCGAGGGTTTGCCCGCCAACGTCACGCTGGATCTGGCCAGCATCGGCAATCTTGGTGGTGAGGTTCGCCTTGCGAATACCGTCTGCACTGCCGCCCGCCGTCACGCCGGACGTGTCGATTTCATTGCTCAGGTGACCCGCGATCCGGTTTGTCTGCGCAAGTCCGGCGCTGGCCAGCGCCTGCTGCGTCTGCTGGCCCGTGTCAAAGAGCTGCTGTTGACCCGGCGTGAGCGTGGTGTTCTGCTCAAGCAGAGGGATGTTGAACACCTCGCCCGTGTTCGGGTCGGTGTACTCGTAGAACATCCCATTGCCGCTCGCGTCCATGCGCTGTTGCGTGGTTACCGATCCCCAAGGCGTGTTTTGCGAGGGATTGGTGAGCCATGCGTTCGCGGTCGCGGTGCCGATGTTGTTTGCGGTTTGAGCCCCTGCGGTCTCTTGCGGGTCAGGACTCTGTGGCGCCTTCGGCTTGCCCATGTGCTACCTCGACAGTCTGGATTGGTGCCATGCATCATCGGTGATGCAAAGAATGGCTTCTGAGGCCTCGCGTCCGCGCAGTCGCGGGATGACGTACTCGGCCGCGCCAAGGGCCTTCCACAAGCGCCGAACGCGGGTGTTCTCTTCTGCGGTTCGTGCCACGACCATCTGGCAGCCGGCCGTCTTGAAGACGTAGCCAAAGAGCGCCTTGAGGATCGACCGCTTAGCCCATGCCGGGCTTAGAGCTGCCCCTGAGCATTCAATCACGCCGGTTTCGGGTTGCCAGTTGTGGAAGACGAAGCCCGCCACCATGTTGCCGCTCGCATCCAGAACCGCAGCCGTTCTGCAGTGCCCGAAGTCGCGCGGCAGGTGCGCCATCGCCATGACGAAAGGCACAACCGCGTCATTGCAGCCCCATACCAGCCTCAAGAGGCGATGCCCCCGCCTTCGATCATCAGGTCCATGGAGACCATCTCCACAGCCATAGCCGCGGCGGAACCGCTGGTGATCTGGATCTGAGGCGAAATCGCGTACCCGCCGCCGCTGACCGCCTGCCAGTTCTTCACCACGCCCTTGCGCGGCTCTGTGGTTTCGCGGGCCCAGACATTCGCGCCCCAAAGGCCGGTGCCCCAGATCATGCCGTCTCCGTCGATCGGTTCGGCCACCGGTGCCGATGGGAAGCGGACTGTGAAGTCCTGCGCGGCGCTGTACTTGGCCCGGAAGGCGCTATCCGCGAAGAAGCTGGCCCGCGCCATCGGCACGACCTTGTAGGCCGTGGGTGCTCCGAAATCCATGAACGGGTAAGACGCCCGCGCAGTGAAGGCCGCGCCGTCATCCCGACCGCCCACATTGAGCTTGGTCACCGTGCCGCCAGACCTCCCGACAAACACCCCGCCCGCATAGATTGCCGCGCAGTCACCTTGCCAGCCTGTCTGCACTGCCCAGGCTCCGGTCTGAAGGTTTGCCGTCAGCATCCGGTCGGAACCGGGGAACACCGCGAAAAGGAGATTGCCCGCCGTCCATTTCAGGAGCTCGACCGACCCGGCGCCCGCGACTTCCTCTTGCCATGTGCTGCGGATGTCGCTCGTGATGGCGGCCAGAGACAGCGCAGCAGGGTCTCTCTGGATCGCCGCCGAGATCGGCACGATACCGTCATCCGTGGCGATCAGAAGGTCACCGCCCGCCTGAATGGTGGCGCGCTTGCCCAGAGGCCGGCCAATGTCATATCGGCCTTCGAATGCCCATGTTGCCGCGTCAGAGGGGTCGGTGCCGCTGTAGATCGCGACCTCGCCCATATCGCTGACAAACACGCATTTGTCGTCCAGCCCATCGCCGCTATCGAGAGACCATGTGCCACCGAACAAGAGCCGGCCGCCACGCTGAAACACGCCCGCAAGGCTCAGATCCAGAGCGGTGCCGCCAACTGACGATGCCGGCAGATACCATACTGTGAGGCTGCTCCCCTCGATGAAGAACAGGCGGTTTCGGTACAGCCACACATCCGACAGTGCGGCGGTATCA